GCTGAGTGTTCTCATCCCGCTAGCGTCTCGCACGCCGAAGGCACTCATCACCACACTGTATGAGTATCAGGAGATGCTCTCCGACATCGAGCGCAATCCTGAGCGCTTCAAAACTGAGCATCTCACGCCAGCCATAGCGCAAGCATGGTACGCCAATCAGATCTTGGCTATTCGAGGTCTGTTGCAACGCTAACCACCACCACCAACCATCCCGAGAGCGCTTCGTCGCGCTCTTTCTTTTTGCCCTGCTCTTGTGTAGCGAGTTTTTGGGCGATGCTGAAAGTGACGCGAAATATGGTTGACATCACTAGTGATGTCGATTATACTTCGCATATAATAGTTGACACCAATTAGTGATGACAATGAGGTGAGAGGATGCCAGAAACCTATTATGTCGGGCACGAACCAGAGACGTACAAGATTTACAAGACTATTGGCGGTTGGGTTGTTAAGTACTTGGATGAGCGCAACAACATCAGTGATGCTCCAGGTCAAAGCCTCTACACACATCGGCAGAATGCCTACAGGAGAGCAAAGCAACTCAATGATGCACTCAAGATAAAGGAGGAGCCATCTGATCGAAAAGAGTGGGTATACAACATTGTCTCCCGTTCTGAAATAACAGCCATAGATCTGCGGGATGAAATCAAGCAATATGATGGCAAGATCCAAGCATTTCGCATCATCATTACAGGGCATGCTGAATTCGCTCAAGGGTTGTATCTGCCCGACATTCAACGTATGGGTATTGCTTGGAGTGCTGATGCAACATGGGCTGATGTGGATGGACTTGAGCAAGGGATTGAAATGTGGGCAAATAATCCCGATGAATGGAACCGTCGCAATTAGTAAATAACCTTTGAGTGAGCTCAATTGAGCTCATATGAAACTGGTATGATGAGGCAAAGGAGGTTCTGATGAAATTCTTAATCGAGACTGGGAATGAATCGCATACTACGAGTTGGCAGAAGTTCCAAGCCAAGTTCGTTGGCGGCGAATACGATGGGACGTTTCTGTACCAACAAAAAGCAGCCATTGTTAGTCAGGAGCGGGTGGAGAATAGCAAGCATAAAATGGTTATGAAGACCGTATATGACTTGCCAGAAGGCACTGAGATACTGCTTGATTACAGCGGACATGAAGGTCCTGAGAAAAAGGTTATCCGTCTTGATGCTTCGCAGGAGGTGCAGGAGCAAGAGATCGGAACTAGCAGACTCCGTACTTACACCGTAAAGGGGCGCTATACTGTACAGCGCGATTTGATTGCTGAGAAGGCAGATGCGCTCAAGCAATCTCAGGAGGAAGGGTTTTAGCATGAAGCTCGCAATTGTCGACCTGGATGGGGTCGTTGCCAATAGTGACGCTAGATTTGCAAAGGCGACTGTAAACGGTAAGATTAATTGGAAGATTGCCTTTGATCCTACCTTAGTTGAGCTAGATACGCTCATTGACGGTGTTCACGCATCTCTAGAGGAATTAGAGTGGCAAGGCTACAACGTGATCTTTCTCTCATCCCGCCCAGAGCCCATGAAAGATGCCACTATCGAGTGGCTTGATAAGCACGGGCTTTTTGAAGACGGCTATAAACGTAGCCTTGAGCTCAAGCCACTAGATAAGCAATTCACGAAGACGAAGGAATGGAAGGCTAAGAAGGTGCTTGAATTAGCTCGGGAGCATGAAGCGACAGAAATACTCTTTATAGATGATGAGCCTGACAATGCCGCCGAGTTGATGAATGCCGGTGTGGAGGATATAGCAATTTCGGTCTGGTCCAGCCTGAAATATGCCAAATAATACGAGAGAAGAAGCAGAGCCGTGGTACTCACCACGGCTTTTTTGCGCGCAAAAGGGACCACGTCATTGTAGCCCCCACAAGGAGATGCATGCGCGAAGAGTGTGGTTATTGTGGTTTGTTCGTGAGATCCTGGACCGTCGCGCGCAGTGTCGTTGGCTTGGGTGTAAGCTGTGATTTAAGCGCGTTGTAGGCACTCACTCCCTGCTTCAGTGCAAAGACAGAGGCTTCGATGGCAGTATCGATCAGCTCAGGCGGGACAGACTTATATCCGAGCATCTTCAGAATGTTCTCGGTCATATCTACCGCCTGCTTGCGCTTCTCGTCGCCGCTCAAGTCGCCTGCCTTCTGTTCGACGTAGGCGACCACTGAATCAGCGGTCTGCTGAGTGGCAGTGAGCTTGTCCTTCTTGAGCCTGGGGGAGATGATGAGCCAAACGATACCGAGAATAAAGACAAGCACCTGCATGCTGAGCGTGATGAGTGACAATGTTTCAAAGGCCATGATGGTCCTCCTGAATTACTTAGCTAAGTCCGCGATTTGAGCGAGCTTGCTGGTCTGAACTGAGAGTTGTGTCTTGAGATCCGCGATTTGTTTGGTAAGGTCGGTAATCTGCTGCTGGAGCGCATCAACATTGGCGTTCTGAGCAGCGGACAACTGCTGATTGAGCGTGTCTACCTGCTTCTGCAAGGCTGAGATCTTATCGATCAGGTCTTGAGAGAGCAGTTGACGCGCAAGGTCGCTATTCTCCTTGAGCATGTAGCAGCCATTGTTGTTGGGCATGGATGGAGCGTCAAGGTAGCCCTTTGGATCAGAGACCATGATCCCGCTCTCGAACCGCTGCCAATAGATAGTCCCTTTGGCAGTTTTTGTCGAGTGAACTGCTGTGATAGGCAGACGCGGCGCTCCGTTGATGGCCTGGTAGTACTTGAGAAAGTTGTCTCCGAGACGCACGCCGTTGGTCTTGCACTTCCACTCATTGTCTCCGGTCTCGAAGTAGGTTTTTGAGAAGTTGTCTGAAGCACTGAGCATATCGCTGTCTTGTCCTCCGTTATTCAGGTATGAAATGAGTTCGTCCCAAGGATAGGGACCTGGGCAGCGGCTTCTATTCACTGGGTCCAAAGAGTAATGCCCTGTGATACCGCCGTTGGCATTGGCTAGCGCGCGTCTAATACCATGCCTCTTGCAGATATGGTCGATTAGACGAAAGCTCGCAGCCTTTTGAGCACTAGTGAGCTGGTCTGAGTTGTCTGTGTGTGGCTTTACATGTTCAATAGAGATAGTTGGATAGTTCCCGTTCCCATATGCCCACCACCAAGAGTCTGCGCCATTCTCGATGGGTCCATTAGCCCATGCCGCCCATTGCTCTTCGACACATTGGACGATAGTACCATCAGGACCGACGACGTAATGCGCACTCACATCGGCACCCTGAAAGTAGGTGCCCACATCGCGAGCATTGGTGAAGCCTGCCGTTCCGTGACAGATGACAAACTTTGGCGCGAAGCCGTTGCGAGACATATAGTTGTTGGTTGGTATCCAGACCGCTCCGGATTCATCAGGCATAATAGCCTCCTTATGAGGTGTAAACATTTGCTATAAGTGCGTCTGCCCACTGCTGACGATAGGCTCCATAGCCGTCTGTCGTCGGGTGGACGTCGTTATCATTGATCAGGCTTTGATTGGCCTGGAAGTACGCCCACAGGTCCGGTCCGTGGACAATTTGCGGGAAGGTGGTCATGAGCGACGCGATCCGCGTGTTGATCGTCGGGCCGTTGGCTTGAATGTTGGTGGTCTTGCCCCACGGGATCGACACAGGCAGCACCGGGACCTTGCCTGCGTTGATGATAGCCTGAATCATGGTCGTCATTGCCGTGGTGAAGGTTGGGCCGAAGTTCGGATCTCCCGCGCCCGCGTTGTTGGCGTCGTTGGTGCCATAGAGCAGGCCAACATACTTGCCTGAGAATTGAGAGAGCCAGGTACTCAGCACAGAGACGCGTGTTGTGCTCAGATCCCCACCAATGCCACCGCACTCCATGAGTGGGAAGCGGGTCGCCTGCACAGCGTTGATCAGGGCCGGGAGCGTCGAATCGCTATGGTCCAGCCCGCGTTGTGTGATTGAGTCTCCAAACCAGATCCAGTTATCCTCATTCCCCAGGTGGGCATCGTGAATATCGAAGTTGATCTGAGCGTTGTTGTTGGCAATGCTCCCAAGGATGGCCGTAATGTTGATGCGTATCCAGTTGTTGCCTGTCATGTCGATGGCATGTTGGCGCGAGTGATAGCGGTTATCTGTCTCTGTGGCCTTCGTCACCCATCCCGAAGCCGGATAAGAGCCACCAGCAGCCGGGTTCACGTCGATGGTGTAGGCGTTGGGCGTGTTGTTGTAGGTCTGAGACACCAAGCTAGGATTATAAATGCCGGTGCTCGGGTCGTTGTACCAGGCTGCAACCACCTGTCCGCGCTGAGCCGATGGCACGCTTGAGAGATCGTAGGCCAAATACACAGCCTGCGTGAGCGCCCCACTATCAGCATTGCTTGTTGGAGCGGTGAGACAGCGCCAATAGTTGCCGTACAGCAGGTTATTCGCGTTGCTCGCTGGGAAAGCTCCGCTGAAGTCATCGTTGGTGTATCCAGGGACACCACGCGAGATGACAGGCATGAGGGCTGGGACCGAGCTGGTAGGTGGTGGTGGTGAGCTGCCTGCGTAGGCTGGGAAGCCCTGAACCTCAATTTTATCTATCCATGCCCCAGGCCCATCATCCTCATTTAGTTGAAGCCCGATGCACAGATTGAATATGCCCTTCCTTGGCAAATCTTCAGCAGCATAGTGGTAGAGCGCGATGCCTTGCGCCGCTGTCCCGCTCGGGATCGTCCAATGCCCTGCGCCTGCCCTCTCCTCACCATCAGGAGAAGAGGCATCCTTGAACACCATCTGCAATGTGCTCGGATCAACATCGGTGAGGTTGATAGGCTCTCCATCTGCATCTTTGAGTGGTGCTTTGTAAGGAGGCCATGTATAACCGACGTAGCGCGTTGTATTACTCAGCGTCAGTATTGTCATGATTGCCTCCTTCTGGTTGCTCAAAGGTGGGCTGAAGCCACTTCTTTTTCTCCTCTAGAAGTTCAGCCACGGCAGTTTGTAACGCATCAATGGATTTCAGAGCCGCGCCACGCTCTCGCTCAGATGAGACTAGTTGAGCCACTACCGCAATCAGGATGAGCCCAACAATGATTTCAGCGATGACCATGAGTCGGGTATTTGACTCTTCAATATGCTGCTGTAACAGGCTTGCGAGTTGCGACATCTGGACTGTATAATTGCGTTCCTTCTGTAAGACAATATCCACCTGGACCGGATCAGCCCGATTTGCAGGATGAACCAGGATCGTCTTAGCAGCGGCGTCGATGGCAACAAAATCAGGTTGTGCCTGGGTGGCGAGCAGATACAAATCACTACTCTTGTATTTGAGCGCCCGTGCCTGTTGCTGCTCCCAGATTGGCAATGTGTTCTGCAATTCAGAGATATATTGTGCTCTCATCGATATTTCAGGGGTTCCACCAAGCACCTGCGCAATCTTGGCGATACGCTGGCATCGGGTACTCTGTAGCGTGGTTTGGCGTAATAATTCAGCCTCACTGAATGACACTAGAATCGTTTGAAGCCCCGCCAGCAAGAGGATGAACCCCAAGGACGCTATAAAGAGAATGCGTCTTACTATGTGCAATTTCCGCATGACTCCCTTCCAACTCACCTCATCGCTGAGTGATAAAAAAGACCACCACGCCGGCTACGATGACTAACACCGATGAAACGATGGCTCCGAGCGCGCGAATCTGCATTTTATCCTGCCTTTCGCGCTGGGCTGCGTCACGTTTTTGAACCTCGACTTCCTGATTGGTAAGCTTCGTTGTGAGCTCGCTCAATTGCCTGCGCATTTCCGCCACATCATCCTTGATATCCCGCACCGAATCCTGGATTACACGTAGTTGCAATTCGTTTTCGCGTTGAGGGACGTAGAGCGAGAGCTGTCCGCTTAGGTGCCCTAACTGCTTCTCAACGCTATCTAGGCGATATGCGAGCGTATTAAATTCGTTTGGCATAGGTTGTGTTGACATAGGTTTCAAAGAGTTCAGTGTTGGATTGCTGTCCTGCTGCATACGGATGACTTTCTACGATAATTAACTATTTTGCTGGATGAGATACTGACGGATCATCTCGTCGCGAATCTGCCCCCTATCGTAATAGGTGGTCTCAACGCCGTTGAGGCTTCGAATGATATACATTTGCCCAATGAGGTCAGGATAATACTCGCCAGTTGCATCGGTGAAGTTAGCCCGCGTGATGAGAGATTGGATATATTCGTTTGTGAGATCAGCGTCAAGAATGTAAGCCACAGTGGTTCTCCTTAAATGCCTTTCAGAATGATCAATGCATTAAATGCGGTCGAAGCCCCTGTTCCGATCTGGATCGTGTCAAAGGGGCCATCTACCAGCCCCATGCTCCACTGCTTAATGCTGGTAATCCCGTTTTGTGACCCGCCAGTACTTGCCAATGTCGTGATGATTTTTACGGTTTGCGCGCTACCGCTATTGAGAAAAGCGATAGCATCGTTGTTGGTCTCGGTTGTCTGCACATAAGCTCGAACCGTAAAGGCAACAGGGAAGGTGATCGTCTGAGCCGCATTATTGCGATAGTTCGCGAAACTGATAATCGCCTCTTTGATTGTGCCAATTTGTGGCTGATAGAGCGTCGCCGTGCCCGAAACCTGACCGCTGATCTGTGTACCTGTTAGCGACGCACCGATCCTGCCATTGCCATCCGCTGTGATGTGCGAGTCAGTTGCAGCACTGTTGACAGAGACAAGGAAGTCCTCAAGCGGGTTGATAAACTCAGCCGACATGCCTGGTTCTTCATCATCAGTGAAAGGTCCATATCGTCCATATGCCATAGATGTCTACTCCTATAAGCTCAGATCTAAGGTGATCGGGATAGATTCGGTATTGGTTTTCGGGTTATGGCTGTAGAGCCCCCGCGCTATCAGGATGCCGCTATTGATAGATAGCGTGGCAGAAGGTCCAGCAAAGAAGCCTATCTCCTGAATGTTCGCTCCCACCATATCGCCTGCGCCGACATAGGCGTTGACGATAATCTCACCATTGCTTGCTCCATTGGCATATCCCGTGATGGCTTTTCGGAAAAATTCAGTGACAAGCTTGGTGTCACTGGCTGAAGGAGAAGCCGTACCAGAGCCAAACGCCACATACTTGATAATTGGGCTTCCTGTACCTTTCATGCTGTCTCTTAGCAGGTTCAAGCCTGCGTTTGTTATGGTCATACTGGTTGGCATAGTAACTCCTTACGCTGGGAAGAGTGTTGTGCTGGGATAGCGGGTCCTGCTTGGGAAGATACTCGTCAGGACCTTGATCGTGGCTGTCGCTGTTGGCGTTCGGCTTGCGGTAAAGCTTGCCAGGATAGCGGTTGATTGGCTGGAACCAACATTGATAGCATCAGCAGGCTGTTTGGTCGCGAGCATTTTGCCAAAGAAGTCGGTCCAGGTTGTATCTGATGGTCCTTGAATCGCGGTGACTGTCCACCAGATGTTGAGGTTGTCCACGCTATCAGTTGCCGTCACCTGCGTGATAAGCATCTGAGCCATGTTGAGCGCATGCCAGCCCATGTCTACAGTGATGAGTTGGCCTGCGTCGTAACCATATTCCCTTGTCGGGAAGGTCAGGACCAAGCCATCGGGCGTATAGCGCGTCAGATAACGTGCCGCTCCGCTCAGCCCATCAGCAGCAGTGGCTATGGTGCCATCTTCTTGCACATCCTCGATGATGCCAGATGTGCCATCAATGGACGCTTGAGTCGCAATGGCTGCGGCATCCTGAGCATAGACCGCGTTTGGGTACTGCCCGATGTAGTCCACGCGCAAGGTGTCGCTACTTATAAGCTTAGTTGCTCCCTCATCCTGACTAATGTTTGGATCGCCTTTGGACCAATAGAAATCTTTGCCTGTGTCTACGCCGCGAATGCCAACGGTCTTAGCCACAAGGTTGACGGTGATTGTTGGCTCATGGGCGAGGTCATAATCCATTGGCCATGAGGTCGTGTTGCCATCGCCTTTACGCACTGCGGTTGGTGGCGTCGTCTCATTCACGCCGCCGGTCAGGTACTGC